CGCGCCTCGAGAGGATCTGGCGCGCTGACCGTCTCGGTGGTTGCGAAACGGATCTGTTGCGCGTCGAAGGTGACCGTGATCGCGCTCCCGTCCTCGGCCGTGCGCGGCACCGACATGTTGCGGATCACCATGTCGTCGTATTCGCGGAGCGAGGTGACGATGCGGATGATCGTGCCCGTGCGCTGCAACGCGAGCAACGCTTCATAGACCGCGCGCACGCGGTCGAAGTTCTGCGCCGAGGTGAGCACGACCGCGGAGAATGACACCGTGGCCAAGCCGCCGCCGATCGGGATCGGGCCCACGCGCACGAGCGGCGGGTTCATCACGACGGCCTGCAGATCGATGCCCTGCGTCTCCATCTCCGCGCCGTCCATGAAGGTCTTTTCGGGGCGGACGGGCGTGTTTGTGATGTGCGCTTCGATGCGGAGGCGGACGGGCTCGGGGCGAATGTGATCGCTGACCGGCGCACCCGACTCCACCGATCGCTCGGTCACGAGCACTGACGTTTCGTGCTGCTCGCTCAGTGTCGCGTCGACCGTGATCGCCTGCTCCTCGCCGAGGTCCGACTTGAAGACGATGTGCACGGCTACGCCTCGTCCGCGTGCGTGGCGAGCGCAGTCGTGAGTTGATCCTTGATGGCCCCTGCGATGTCACCCGCGCCCGCGCCTTGCGCCCGCACGTTGACGTTGAGATCGACGCGACGATTGTTGTTCGTCGTGTTCGTCGTGCTCGTCGCTGCGGGCGGGGTGAACACCTTCGCGTTATTGCGAAAGGCGGCGGCTCCCGCAGGAGCCAGGCCGCCGCCGGCCGCTTCGCGCGCCTGCAGGTCTCGGCCGAAGGCGAGGTTGTAGATGCCCTCGCCGAAGATTGAGACGAGCTCACGCGCGCCGCTCTTGATGCGATCGAAGACGCCAATCACGCCGCCGAGAAGCGTGTCCTGGAAGAACGAGAGGATCGATTCAACCGCTGCTTGCGCGGGCGCGGGGAGCGCGGCGAAGAGTTCTTCGGCGCCGCTCTTGATCGCCTTCCAGAGCTGGATCCCGCGCGCATGGAGCACGCCGAACTCCACTCTGATAAGGGCGAGGTTCTCGCTCGCCCGCTCCCACAGGAGCGAGAACGCGTTCGTGAGTGCCTCGACGATAAGCTTCACGCCATTGACTGCACTCTCCGTAGCGCCGACGCCGAAGAGCCCATCGATGAACCGGCGAATGACCGTGTCGCCGCCCTGAAACGTCTTGATGACTTCGTCGGCGATGATCGCGACGGCCATAATGCCGAGCGCGACGAGTGCCACGGTCGCAATGATCGGCGCCCACGCGATGAGCTGCGCGACTGCGGCCCGGATCGCGTTGCGGCCGAGAAGCGCGGCGGCAACGGCCGCGGCGGCGAACCCGGCCTCGAGCACGTACGTCCCGCGGGTGAGCGTAGTGAAGCGCCGCATGGCGTTCGATGTGCCTTCGATCAGGCGATTGATGACGGGCAGAACGCCGAGCATGAGCGAGGTCTTGACGCCTTGCAGTGACGCGTTGAACTTCTTGATCGCCTCGTCGCCGGCTTCGGCTTGCGCGATGAGCTCCGGTGGGAGAATGCCCCCCGATGCTTGCGCAGCGCGGCGCAAGTCTTCGATCGCGACGCCGCCCTGTTGCAGCATCGTGATCATGTCGACGCCGGCGCGGCCGAAGAGATCGAAGGCGATGCGGATCCGCTCGCTCTGGTCCGACGTGTTCTTGATCGCCTCGGCGACGTCGAAAAGCATCGTCTCGGCCGGGCGCATGTTGCCCGCCGCATCTCGCAGTTCGATGCCGAGCTGCCGGAACGTGTCCTTTGCCGTACCCGTGCCGACCGCTGCCTCGGCAGCGTTGCGCGAGAACCGCGCCATACTGCGCTCCAGCACGCTCACCGGAACGTCCGAGAGCTCGGCCGCGTACTGTAGCTCCTGAAGCGCGGTCGTGCCGATGCCGAGCTTCGCTGCCGTGGTGGCGATCTGGTCGCCGAGCTCGATCTGCGCCCCGACGAACGTCGTTATCGCGCGCGCGACGAGGCCGCCCGCGATCATCTTACCGAAGCGCTGGAGCTTCGTGACGAAGCCATTGAGCGTGGCGTCCGCCTTCTGCATCCCGCGATCGTCGACGTCGATGCCGAAGCGCGCGAGGAGCTCGCGGAGCGGGCCCGCCATTACGCGCCGCCCTTCGGATTCGGGATGGCGTCGAGCTCAGCTTCCTCGAGCACGTCGAGGACTTCGTTCGCCGTGAGCACGTCGAGCAAGGTCCAGTCGTCCATCACCTCTCGGAGGGACACGCTGTACCGCGACGAGCTCACAATGCGCCAGACCTCCCAATCTATGTGCTCGGGAATGGGGCTCGAAGGGACTCGCTTTCGCCGAGCCTTCCGAGCAACGTTCCGAACCCGGCGAACCCGCTCGCCGGATCGCCGAAAAAATCGGCGAAGTTCACCTCGAGGCAGGCGCCAAGCCATTTCATCATGTGCGCGTAGCGGCCGGCGAAATGGATCTCCGCGACCTGCGAGACGAGCACCCACTTGCCCGGCGCGGCCTCGACCTGGCAGACCCCGCCGAATACCTCGCAGAGGTAGTCGAGGTCCGCTTCGCTGAGGTTCGCGGCGAGCTCGGCGAGTGCGCCGCCCACGTTCGCCTTGCCTGCCATGATGGCCGATACGGAGCCACCTTCGACAAGCTTTCCGATCGGCCCACCGAGGAGCTTCACGAGGCGCACGAGGACCGGCTTGCCCTTGCTCGTCGGGAGCAGCGGGATCCGGTAGCGGTGCTCGCCGATCTGCTTTTCGACGGGCTCACGCATCAGTTGCCGCCTTCGCCGAGGAGCAACTCATCGACATCGAACTGCCACTCGCGCTCGCCGACTTCGGCGCCGTACTCGATCGTTGGGATGCGCTTGATCCAGCAGGCCGCGGCGAAGTTCAGCGACGCGCCCTGCAGGTCCTTCATTTGGAAGGCGCCGATGCCGGCGCCGTTCGGCGAAAGCCTGTCGCTGTTGTACAGCGCCGTGAGAAGCGCGTTGCTCTTGCTCGTCGCCATCAGCGTGACGGTGACGGTCGCCATGCGGTTGTTGTTGCGCGAGCGCGAGACTTTCCCGTCGACGCCCACCTTTGCTTTCCACGCGTCGTCGGCCGGCTCGATGCGGATGATCGATCCCTCGCCGAAGCCCTCGAGCGGGATGCCCGCCACGGAGACGACGACCTGATCGGGAACATAGGTTGCGAGCTCGGCCATGGCTTACCTCACACGGAGATCGTGACTTGCAGGTCGACAGAATGCAGAGCGCCCGCGAAGCGCTCGGAGACTTCGATGTCTGGCAGGTGCCGGTTCGCGCGATCGGCGACCGGGATCTCGGCGACGTCGGGCGCGATGACTACCGTCGCGAACTCGGGATCGAACACTCCGCGCTGCTTGCCGATGCGTGCGAGTGCGAGGATTTCGGCGAGCACCGTCTGGATCCCCGTGTTCGTGTAGGGGACTTTCACGTTGTTTGTGAAGAGCCCGAATATCCGCTCCTTCACGCGCTGCACAAACCAATCGCTGCCGCGGGTGAGGTCGAGGAACGTTCTCGAGCCCGCGCGCGAGCCACGCGTCACATTCACGCCGGCGATGGCGGTGTAGTACCCCGCCTGCTTCGCTTCGAGGTTCGTCTTGTGCGTGTCGCTGAGGTGAGACCTCGGCGTCACCGCGACGCCGGTAATCGTCTTGAACTCGAGCGTGGTCGATCCCGGGTCGTGCGGCAGTTCGCCTGCGAGCCGGCCCGCGGCGAGCCACGATCCAACCTCGTGGTGGTAGTCCACGTGCGTCCGCGCGTAGGCCGCGGCTTCGATCGTGGATGCGACGTCGGTCGATCCCGACCCTTTGATATCGCCGTCGGCCGAGTCCGCGAGAAAGAGCTTCCGGTTCGACTCGACCCATGCCGCGGCCGCTTCGATCTCGTCCTGCGACTGGCTGTCGAGCGCGAGCCCGTACCAGTCGTCATCCACGACCTGGATCGCTGCGAGGTCGGTCGCGATACCGGGATCGGTCGTCGCGTCCTTGACCGTGAGCTCGGGAGAGATCGACGTAATGCGGAAGAGGTCGCCCGCGTTGTCCGCGTCGAGCGTCATGTGCGTTGTGTCGTCGGTCGGCGTTACGTCGAGCGTCGTAAAGGCGGTCACTGCGGCGACGAGCCCGTCGACAATGAGCGCGACCGTGTCCGCAGCCTGTACGGTGTAGCTCGCTGTCTCTTCGTTGCCCGCAGAATCCTCGAGCGTGATCGAGTACACGAGCCCTTCGGTCGTGTCGGTCGGCGTGAGCTCGAATGACTTCGTGTACGGCAACGCGCGGCGACCGATCTTGATCTGTTTCGGTCGCGGGTTCTGGCCGAAGATGACCGACGCCGCCTTGCTGATCGCATGGTCCGCGCCGAAGTCCGCGACCACCGCCGCATGCGTCTTGTACGTGCGCACGCGGTCCACGTATTCGTTGTGGTAGGCGGCGAAGAGGAGCGTGCCGAATCCGACCTGGGAAGGCGCGTTCGTCTGCAACGTGAGAGTGACGTTGACGATGTCGTTGAGACTCATGGGAGCGTCTCCTCGGTGAGGTTCGGAGGCACGGGCAGCTCAGTCCCGTCCACGTCTTCGAGATGCGTCGTGAGCTCGATCGTCTCGATCCAGCTCACACCATTGTCGGTATCGCGGTAGCAGGCCGCAGCGCTCAAGTGGACGTCGAGCGTGGCGCGGCCAAGGCGTCGCCCGTCGACCTCGCCATCGATGACCTGGATCGCCTCGGTGTCGAGCACGCCGAGCCCAAGGGCACGGAGCGTGTCACGGGTCGACGGCAATCGGATCTTGCTCCGGACGCGGTCGAGGATTCGGTGCGCGGACCACGCCGGTGAGAGGTCGTGCGCCTCGACGATGAACGACACCGTCACGCGGCGATTGCCGACGAGCGTCGGCACGAGTTCTTCGCCTGCGGGCTGATCGAGGTCCTCGATGTACCGCGTCTCATCAGGACCGACCGAGTCGATCGCACGGATCTTGAGCAGGCCCTGTAGGCCACTCGGCGTCATCGCCTCGGGCTCGTCGTCCCATTGTGCTGGGATGGCGATGCCCGCATCGTCGACACCGAGTGCGGCGGCGAACCATGCGAGCAGCCCCGCCTGCATGGCGATCCAGTTCACAGCGCCACCCGGTAGGTGATGCCCTGTAGCAGCTGGCCCTTATCGATCAGCGGAATCGCCGAGCCCTTGCGGTCGATCGTAACCGGCGAGTTCGGCGGCGGGATGCCGCGCGAGATACGCCGCTGCACGTCCGCTTGAAACTTCACACCGAGGAGCTCGAGCGCCTGTCGCTCGGTCATCTTGCCTTCGGCCACGCGCTTGCTCACCGCGCGAATCGCGGCGCGGTTGTCCTTCGTCGCGCCGTCGAACCACGCGCGAATGAACGAGCGCTCTGGGGAGTTGCCGAGGCCGAACTCTTGGATGGATGCGACGTCGACGAGCGTGAGATTCTCGCCGTGCTTGGCCGCAGCGGCCTCGCCAAGCACACCGACATCGACCGTCTTGCGACGCTGCGCGAGGCGGCGCACGCGCTTCTTGAGCGCCTTGTAGCCGCGGTCGCGATCGCGAATCTGTACTCGGCTCGCCATGGTCAAATCGCTCGGTATCCACTCCCCACGATGCGCGCGAGGCGCATGAACTCCCTGTTGTAGAGCGTGTCGCCCTCGTTCCCTCGCGTGATGAGTCGCGCCGCCTTGCCGTGCGGACTGAGTGCGAGGAGATGCGCTGCCTTGTACGAGACGCCCATGTCCGCCCGATTCCCCCACACCGTCGCATCGACACAGAGCGTCGCTTCGTCGATGGCCGCCTGCACTTGAGCGTCCGTGAGTTGCTTGAACTCCGGGCGGGCAGTCTTGAACGATACGGGGGTAACGGCCATGCGTTACTTCTTCTTGCCTCCGCCGCTCGGGTAGCTCGTGACCTTCGCGGCTTCGGCTTCTGCCGCCTTCGCTTCTTCGGCGCGCTTCGCTTGGATCTCGGCGAGCGTCCCATCCTTCATCGGATTCGGTCCGCCGTCGGGATTCTCGGTCGCGGTGCGCAGGTCGGGGAGCGTTGCGCCAGGGACGAGCCACTTCAGTTCGACCCACTGCCGGACCGACTTCGATCGCCTCATGCACTCGGCCCAATAGCTGTCGGATACGGTGTTGAGCCCGGGAAGGAGCGTGCGGTTCGGTGGCGCGACGGTCCCCGGCGGGGCCGGCGGAAGGCGTAGCGCGCGGGCCTGTGTGTTGGTGATCTCCATCTCGTGGTCTCCTCTGCGCGCGCGAGCTCAGATGTTGTCCATGTAAGTGACGTTGACCGGGTACCGCATCACGGTGCCGCCGACGCGCATGATCGCCGGCACGACGAACGCGAGGTTCTTCGCCTGCGGCGGGAGCGTCGTGTAGTCCATCGGGATCTTGAGCGCGAGCACGCGCGGCTCGCGGCGGTAGCAGACCATTCGCGGCCCGGTCCCCGCCGCGTCGGCGGTGTCGAGCTTCTCGCTCCAAAACACGTCGCCGACGAACGGCTGGTGTTCGAGCCACACCTTGAGCACGCGGTCCTGGTTGGTCGTGTCGACGGGCTTGTGCGCGACGATCAGGTAGCTCGCGAGCGGAAGGACGACCGTGAGCGACTTCGGCGCCACGCGTCCCTTCATCTGCGTCACGTGCGCGCTCACGAGCTCGTCGAGATCGGCCATGATCTGAGCGGCCGTCGCAGTCGACCAGGTCCCGGTAATCTCGGAGGTCACCGTCACGTTGCTGTTGTTCGCGAATCCGCCGAGACCCGCGTCCGCGTCACCAAAGAACGCGATGTCGTCGAGCTTCGCCTCGCTGCCCTCGCGGGCGCCAGTCGCCTTCTCTTGCAGGATGTCGGCGCCAGCGCGGCCGATCGCGCGCGCGGCAGCCGCCGCGAGCATGTCTTCGATGGTGTACTGGTAGCCGATGCCCATCGAGTGCACCGAAGAGCTCGTGCGCTTCTTGAACGCATCCGCCATCGGCAAGTCGTCGGCAAAGTTCGAGATGATCTTCGCGATGCCGAAGCGATCGAACATGTCGTACGAGATCGAGCGCGCGCCAGGCGGATCGCTCGTGTCGACCGGAATGAGCATCCGCGCTTTGAGCTCGGGATACTCGGTCTGGTAGATCGTCTGCTCCACCGACTCGAGCTCGCGCGCGAGATAGGCGGTGTCGAGCGCGTCGAGGCGCTGGGCAAGTCCGAGCTGGGCGAGGGCCGTCTGGATTGCCTGAAGCTTGCTGGGATGCATGGGCTTGGTCTCCTGTGCTCTGGTCGTGCTCAGCGCTTACGCGTCGTCGTCTTACGCGAGGTTGATGCTCAGCTTCACGAGGCCGGCGGCGCTCGTGGTCTCTTCGGCGCGCACGGTCGGTGCGGCCGTGCCATCGGTGCCATCGGCGTCGGAGCGGAACTGCCCGAGCACCTCGGCGCCCGCGGCCACGTGGCGCACGAAGGGCTGATCGCCGAACGTGAGCCCATCCTCCGAGTCCACGTAGATCTGCCCCTTGCGGAGCACGGGCACGGCGTCGCCCGCCTCGTAGAGATGGTCGCCGTCGGTCGCCGGCTTGCTCGAGTCGTAGATCGCGATCCCGTAGCCGGTCGTCGAGACCTCCGCGGCCGCATCGGGATGGCCGCCGGCGCCCACCGCATCGGCCGAGTCCTTGCCGACCCAGTGGCCGGGGCGGATTTCGCCCGTTGCGATGACGGTGATGATCTCGCACTGGTGCACGGGGATCGCGAGCGAACCGGCCTTGGCGACCTGGTCGAGACGATCAACAACGCTGGTCTGCATGCTCTCTATCTCCTCTGCGGGGGTGCTCTCTCGATGTCCTCGTGCGTGCTCTACGCGGTCTTCGCTCGCGTGGTGACGTCGCCGGGCCGCTTCCACAGTTCGCGCGATCGCTGCTCCGCCGCGATGCGCGCAGCCTCCGCGTCAAGGCGCGGCTGCTCTCCGCCGCCGCCTCCCGGAACGGCCGCAGTGCGCACGCTGCTCGGCGTGTTGCCCGGGACAACGTGGCCGCCGCGGCCGATGCGCGCGAGCTCGGCGTCGAACCGGGCGCGCACGTAGTCGTCGCTCTTGCCGTCGAGCTTGAGCTCGGGGTCGATCGCGGACAGGGCCGCGTTCATGATCTCTCGCTCGCCGAGACCGTCGAGCTTGAGCACGTCGCCGCCGAGGCGGCGGGCGTTCGCGAGCAGCGTGGCCCGCTCGGCCGCGATCGCGTCGAGGCGCTTCGGGTCGCCTGCCTCGGCGAGCTTCGTCTTGACCTCGCCGAGCTCCTTTTCGGACGAGTCGAGGCGCGCTTGCGTCGCGTCACCCGCAGACTTGGCCGCGGCGAGCTCCTTCGTGAGCGCGTCGAGACGCGCGTCACGATCCGCCAGCGCCTTGCTGAGCGCCTGCTCGAGCGTGGGCCCCTCGACCGGGTAGTCGATGCCGTCGATGCGGATGGTTTTCATGCTGTCGTTCCTTGCGTGTTTTTCCGGGCCGGTGGGCTCCGGGCAGTTCAGTTGCACGGCGTCTCCGGCGTCGAGCCGCAGGCTGACATCACGGCCCGCGCGGCCCGCGCCTCGCGGCAGGAGGGCCGCGTGGTTGTATTGGATGTCGCGCTGCACGATGTCGTACGGCTGCCCCTGGTAGGTGCCCGGCGTCGCATCGAGGCGGCAACGGTAGCCGCAGGAGATCTCTCGCCGCTCGCCGCGCTCGACCGCGGTCATGAGCGCTGCGTCCTGCACGATCAGGTCCCCAGTGACGAAGTCACCGTCCTGGCGCACGCCCTCCGAGACATGGCCCGCAGCGCGGGCCCGCCAGTTGTCCGGCGCGACGACCCCCTCAGGGGGGTGGAGGTCGGTGACCGGAGCGTGACGGAGCGTCGCTAACGAGTCCGCCCGGAAGACCTCGTCGGCCGGCCTGAGCTCGCGTGTAACCGTCCCGTCCGCGCGCCGGTAGGTGAAGATGCCGGTGCGGGTGAGGCGCGCTGGGATCCGCAAACCGCCCTGCGGCGTACGCTCGGCCTTGCCGCCGAGGCGCCCGAAGTCGAGCCGGAGAACAGTCGCGCTCACGACCTGAGAAGTAGCCGACTCCGCTCGGGCGCGTCGGTAACGCTATACTCGAGCTCAATCGAAGAGCCCGGCCGTGTCCGGCTCGGCGTAACAGCGGCAGTTCGGGAAGCGCCCGGGGTGATGCTCCTCGCCGGTTTCCTCGGCGACCGGCGGCTCGTCGTACGCGAAGCGCTGGCCATGGAGCTCCATGTGCATCTCGCGTGTGCGCCCATCGCCCGAGTGTCCGCCCACCGCGCGCCAGTAGTAGTGGGTGACTCCGACCTTGCGCTGACGCTCCTCGTCGACCTGGCTCTTGAGCTTCGCGGTCTCGGTCCGCGCGATGAGCACCGCGCGCCGGCGAGCCACACCGAAGCGCTCGATCATGTCCTCGGCGAGCGCCTCGATGCGCACGCCTCGCGGAATGTCCGTGCGCACAAGGGACATCACGTCGCGGATCTGTTTTCGCCCGAGCGTGCGGATGAACTTCGCGTTCTCCCGCACGAACCCGCTCATCAACTCGCCGAACTCTTCTTCGCTGAGACGGATCCCGAGCACGCGCTGCATGTCCCTGCGTGAGATGGTGCGGACCTCGACAGCGATCTGCCGAAGTACGGAGCGCAATGCCCGGTCAGCGGTCGCCGCTCTGAGCGCGCGCTCGCCACTCTCTTCAAGGTTGTTCATCTCCGCGGCCGATAGCGCCGGCTCGGGCGGTTGATCGTCCTCTGCGTCGCTCCGGCGGCCTCGGAGCGCGCCGACCATCGCGCTCTCGATGCGCTCAACCACGTCTGTGAGCAGACGTTGCAGCCGCATCCGTGAGGCTCGCGGCTCGACGGGTCGTGGCGGCGTGCGCCTCGTGGTGCGGCGCCGAGGTCGGGCGCGAGCGCGCGCCATCACTCCTCCGGTTCGTCGTCAGGCGAAGGAGGTGGCGGTGCCGCCGGTGGGTTCGGCGGTGGGTTCGGCGGTGGGTTCGGCGGATCGCCTTCGTTCTCCGGGTCCCCGCCAAACGCCGGAGGCGCCGACTTCTTCGGCTCGAAGCCGCGGCCGACAGTGCCCATTACGCGGTCGGCCTGCTCGTGCGTAAGCGGGAACGAGACCTCGATCATGGCGACGCCAGCATCGCGTGGGATCTCTCCGTTCGCGACCGAGAGCACGATCTCCTTGAGCGCTTGCGCCTGCGCGCCGGCGAGCGCTTGCTTCTGCACGTTCGCGTCGTCGGCTGGCGGAGCCGGATCGCCCACGGGACCGGGCACCGGATCGGGCATCGGATCGGTGTCGTTCTCCTCGAGATCGCGCTCGTCCTCGTCCCTGGTCGCCTCCGACTCGAGCATCGCACGGCGCATCTCGAGGTCGATCGTCAGCCCCTCGATCACACCACCCGGGCCGAAGCGGCTGAGCGCGACCTCCTCGGGGAGGACCACTTGCGACGTGATGTAGATCGCGTCGGACTCTGCGGCGAGCTTGCGCATCTCGAGGCGCTCTTTCGCAGTCGGCTTCCACAGCGACCGAAACTCGACCGAGAACCCCTCGGGCACCTTGCCGCTGAGCGGTCCCGTCTTCGCGAGCGCGAGCAGGCGATAGATGCGCGTGAGCCTTGGACGTAGGACGCACTCCTGCTTGCTCTCGGCCTCGTTGTACCAGTGGCGCGTATCGCTCTCGCCGGTCGAGTTGAGCCCCGCGGGCGACATGCCCATGAGCTTCGTTGCCGGCATTCGCGCCGCGCCAGCGAGGCGCTGCACGAAGAGCTGAAGCGTCTCCGGCAGGCCTGTAAGAGGGGTCGGCTTGCGATCGAACTCCTCATCGTCAGCATCGATCACGAGCATGCGCGAGAGCGATCGATTCATATCGACCAGCTCCATCCGCGCCTGCATCGTGTCCTTGTCGCCGCCGGCGATCATCTCGTGCAGGCCCTTCATCTTGAAGACGGCCTGCGCCATGTCCGTGAGAAGATGCGCCGCGCCGGCGAAGCTCATTCCAAAGTCCTGCATCACCTCGTACGGACGCTGCAGTATCGAGACGCCCCATCCGTTCTGCACGAGTCGCACGCGCGGCGGAGCGAGCGCACCGCCCGGGAAGAACAGCAGGCGCGACCGATGCACGAGAGCTTGCCGCTGCTGTCCGCGGCCCGATGAATGCATCGTCTGTAAGCGGTACACGCTCGCTTTGCCGTAGTTCGGCGAAAGGGGGTCGAGCTCGAAGAAGTGCGGGTGGAGCTCCCATCGCGTGAGCGGCTCGAGGTAGTGGACCGCGCGCACCTGCTCTTCGATGAGCGGCATCGCGAAGTCGCGTCCATCGTCCGCTCCGAGGAGCAGCGCTGCGCCGCCGTAGAGCCGGTCCCACTTCCACGTCTCTGCGACCTTCTCCGCGACCTCGAGCGCCTCGCCCATCTCGCGCAGGGCGGCGATCTCGTCGCGGCTCTCCTCGCCCTCGGCACGGAGATCGTACGGCTCGCGCATCGCTTCGTCGACGATCGCATCGACGATGATCGCGGCAAGATCGTTGTTTGTATGCAGCGCTTCGAGTTCGTCCGGCTGCAGGTACCAGGCGCCCGCAACGCGCGTCGCCATGCGCTTATCGCGCGCGGTGCCGATGCCGGTGAGCTCGTTCAAGAACGAGTCTGCGCGCTGCTTCCATGTCGCGAGGTTGAGCGCTTTGCCTGCCATCGATCAGACCGCCTGTTTGAGCTCGCCGCGCTCGCGCGCCGCATCCATTGCCGCCTTGAGTCGATGTCCACCCGTGCCGACGAGCACCTGAAACGCGCCGCTCACCGCGTCCACCTGGTCGTCGTGCCCGCCATCGGGGAAGGCCTCGAGCTCTGAAAAGAACGCGTCGTTCCACGCGCCCTCGAGCACGAGCACCTGGTGATGCTCGACGAGCGGTGACCAGATCTCGGCGTACGTGAGCTTGTCCTTCGCGGCCCTCACGCGCTTGGTCGCAAACCCGACGAGCGCGCGCACGGTCGCCTCGACGTCGGCCACGCCTGCTTGTCCAGGGTCCTGCCAGAAGCCCACCTGCACGCGTCGACCGTCGCTCGTGGCGAGCCTCCGCATCGCTTCCTGCACCTTGCCCGGGGTCTCGCGGAAGCGCTCGATGTGCTCGATGACGAAACGCCCATCGTCGAGCCGGGAGACCTTTGCGCCGACAGTCCAGTCGGGATCGGGATTCTGCGCGCTCGGCTCAGTCGCGGCCTTGTCCCAGAAGCGGATCGACTGAACGACGCGCCCGGGGACGACCTCGACAGTCTCGAACCACGAGCGCCGGAAGTAGTTGCCCGCGGCGGGCCGCACGTCCCAGTTGCCGCCCGCGAGGCGCATGCGCTCGACGCGCGGCAGGACCATGAGGCGCGCCTTGTACCCGGGATCCGCGCGCATCAGCGTGGGGTTGTCCTCGAGGCCCGCGTGAATGAACGTGAGTGACATGGGCTGCACGTCAGGGTTCGGCTCGAAGAACGCAGCGTGCTGCTCCCGAAGCTCGGCCTCGGAGTCTCCCCATACGAGCGTGTCATCGATGCGAATGAACCAGCGGACCACGCCATCGCGCTCAGAGATGGGGTAGCCGTCCTCGCCGATCCACCAATCGATCAGCTTGCGCACGAAGCTGTCGGGATCGGGGTTGCACGTCGCGCGGATGTACGGCCGCACGCCGCACGTGCTCCGGTTGCGGCTGACCATGTACCAGAACTGTCGCTCGAGAAAGTGCGTGAGCTCGTCGAAGGCGATGACCGCGTACTGTCGCCCCTGGTGCCCGTGCACGTCGCCCTCGTGCTGCAGGTGCCGCATCTCGATGCGCGCACCCGAGACGAACTGCCAATCGAGGTTCGGGCTCTCGCGTGACTTGCCGCCGAGCGGGAGGTAGAGCTTCTTGCTCTCGTCCCAGAGGCCTCCGCCACCGACGAGTTCGGGCGCCGTGCGGCGGAACGCGATCGCTCGGTAGTCCGGCAGGTACGTCCAGCGGCCGAGCTCGTACACGAGCGCCCACGTCTTGCCGCCGCCGGCCTCGCCGCCGTAAATCGCAATGTCCGCCTCGGACGCGAGGAACTTCTCTTGCTGCCCTGCGTGCGGCTGGACTTTACGCGTCGTCTCGGCCATGGACGCACGAGTACGTGAGGTGCCATCCGCGGCAGTCGTCGCACTGGTACACGCGCACGCGATTGCCGTTGCGGCGAAAGCTGCGAGCGAACCGCATCGCCGAGTGCTTCGAGGAGTGCCGGCGCTTCCCGCAGTCATCACCCATCGCCTCGCTCCGGTCCGCGTCCGTTGCTCGGGTAGAAGTACTGCACCGCAACGCCCACCTCCCCGCTGTGCTTGTGCTCCTGCTTGTCGACGAGCTCGCCGTGCATCCGCGCGAGGACCTCGATCGCCTTGATGCGGTCCTTCGCCGCCGGCGCCTTGGTCATCACCTTGCCCTCAGGATCGAGCGCAGGTCCTGCGAGGGTGACGATCGGCGTGCGCCCCTCCTCACCACGGGCGAACGCCGAGAGAAGGCGCTGCTTCTCCTCAGCGTCCATGATGCCCTTCGACTTCGCCGACGCTGATCGCTCACGGATAGTCGCGGCAATGACAGCATTGGTCAGCAGTCGCGACCCTTCTTGTCGCGGTTTGCCGTAGCCCGCCCGCCGAGCCGCGTCGGTGGCGTTGCCCATCGACTCGCCGGTGTATGCGTCGACGAAGCGGCGCTGTCGTTCGGTGAGCTCGCGAGGCATGGGACGTCTCCGACCCTACCCCGCGGCGGCGACGGACTCGCGAAACGCTATACCTGTCCCCGGCGGAGCCAAGCGAGCGCGTCGCGTAGCCGGAGCACGACCATCGGCTCCCGCCGATCGTCCTTTACGACGGCGACTGGAGTCCGGCCGTCGCTCGCCTCGATCGCCTGCGCAAGGGCCGCTCGGACGTTCGGCTGCCGCCCGTGCTTGCACTCGATCCAGAACGGCAGGTCCACGACAACATCGGGCGCATCGCCCCCGTCCCGCGCCTGCTGACCCCGGCGAGCATCGATCCCGAGCTCACCGCGGAGCAGCGCCGCCACGCGACGCTCCCACGCCTTGCCTTTTTGATTCGAGCGCGCTCCCATCTACTCCACCCTCCCGAGCACGCGGTAGACCGAGATCTCCCGCAGCTCGCACACGTCCCGCAGCTTCCGCAGGGCCGCCGCCTCGATCTGCCGCACCCACTCCCTCGAGATCCCCATGGCCAGCCCGATCTGCTCGAGCGTCAGGCCCTCCGGGTGGCACATGACCAAGTACCAGCACCGGTCGTCGTATATCCACGGCGTGTGCCCGTCGATGACCGCAGCCCCGTGGAGCTCCGGCAGCTCGATGTCCGCCTCCTCCACCCACGTCGGACAGCACGACTGCATCGTCTTGCTGGGCGTCAGGTACGTCGACCACGTCCTGCGCTCGCGGCCGCAGCCGACACACCGCAGGCGGCACACGTACGCCGAGAGATCTCGACGCCGCTCGACGCCGACCACGCGCCAGGAGCCGTACCGCGCCCCCAGCTTGCGGGGGTGTCGTCGCCTGGTAGTCACCGCCGCTGCCGCCATCACGCCGCGCCATCCCGCGCCCGGCACTCGCCGAGCACCACCTCATCGAGGGCGAGTCCGAGCCGCGCGAAGAACACCCCCCACGTCCAGCCGTGGCGGCACCACACGCCCTTGCCAGTCCCCGCGCGGAGCTCGACCCACACCTCGCTCTCGGGACGCCCTCGAGAGGGCTCCACGCCGCCGCCCGCGACCTTGCGGGTCACGCGGTAGCCGCCGGGGGCCTCGCGCTTGAGGATGTTCCAGCGGTCAAGGTCGACGGCGGAGACGAGCCCGGCCTCGAGGCCGGCGAGGATCGCCTCGTACTCGAGCGGGGAGTAGACCGCCTCGCCGGCGGCGACGAGCTCGGCGTAGCGGGTGGGGCAGGTCGTGAAGTACGTGCGCAGAGACGGGTCGTGGTGCACCGGGCGAACGACGATGGTCGTGGGGCGAGGGAGCTCGGCGAGGTGCCTCACGGCGAGGTCGAGGACGTCGCAGAGGGGAACGAGGCCGGGCATCAGAACCGCCTCTCGGTCGGCTGCTCGTCGTCGAAGTCCGCCGGGTCCACCGAGTGGACCAAAGAGAGGGAGTGACCCCGATCTGAAGCCCTCGCTCCGTACGCGTTAAGCGACCTACTCAGGTCACGTTCATCCCGTTCACTCACTTCACTCGAATCGAGTAGACCCACCCCTATCCAACGGATTTTCCCGTTCGTACTGGATTTGTTGGACGCGCCTCGGCTGCGCAGGTATCTGGCGAATGTCCGCGTACCGACCGGCCTTTCCTCTCGCGAGGCGCACCACGTCGCGTATGCGCTACGTAGCTCGTGTGCGAATGCACTCGCGTGAGGGACAAAGACACAACGATCGCCGAAGAAACCGGCCAAGAGGTCTTCGTCGGAGCGGTAACGAGCCGTCTCCTCGACCACTGCCAGCGGCTCGCGCAGACCCTCCGTCTGCCAGGCCCGAGTTCCCTCGAGGGCCCAACGTAGGACGCCACTGCGCTCGTTCGCGAGCTTCTCCTTCAGTCGATCATCGCGTTCGGACTCGGGGATGGTCACGGCGAACGGTAGGAGACACAGGCGTCGCCAGATCCCCTCGTCGTTGCCGCGCACGGTGGGCTTGTCGTTGCATGCGAGCAGGAGCTTGTGAGTTGGCGAAAACTCAAAAAAGTCCTTCATGCAAAAACGCGCCGTGACCCGATCCCCGCCGGTCAGGCGCTTCACCGTTGCTTCCGCAAATCCTCTGCCGCCGTCCACCTCCGTGCAAACTGCCATACGGCGCCCTCGGAGCGCCGCGACCTCTGTCGGGTGATTGCTCTGCCCGTCCCCTTTGCGCAGGAGTAGCTCGGGTGCCGCCTGCAGCGAATAGGGCCCGAGCATCTCCTGGATCGTCGTGAGAAACGTGCTCTTCCCGTTGGCCCCTTCGCCGTACAAGATGAAGAGCTTCTGCACGCTCACGTCACCCGTGAGGCACAGGCCGATGATGCGCTGAGCAAAGCGGATCAGCTCCGCGTTACCGGCGAAGATCCGGTCGAGGAACGCGAGCCACGTCGGGCACTCGCTTTCGGGCTCGAAGCGCACTGGTGCGATATTCGTGAGCAGGTCCTCACGCCGCGGAGCGCGGAGGTCCCCGGATCGGAGGTCGATCGTGCCGTTGAGCACGTTCAGGAGCCAGTGGTGCGAGTCGAGGTCATCGGCCGTGACTGAGATGCCCTTCATCGATCGGGCGAGCGTCATCATGTCGCGGATGGCGCGCGCGCTCTCCGACTTCACTGCCCACAGGACGAGCTCCTGAACGCGGTCGGGGTCGTTGGACGCTGCAGCTTCTTCGTAGAGACCGCGGACCGTCTGCATAGCGTAGCGCTCGACCTGGCCGGTCTCATCGACCGACCATCGTCGGCCGTCCCAAACGATCCAGCGCTTCCAGGCTGCCACCCAACGGATGTCGGCGCCGTGGTCGCGGACAAGGCGCTCGGCGTTCCCGAGGTCGGTGAGGGCAGTCGCAAACGAAGGCGCCATACCGTCGACGCCCTTCGGCGTGAACTTCTTCTTGTCTCGGCGCTTCGGGCCCTCAAGCCCGAACTCGTCGCAGATGAGCCGCAGGGCCTCGACCGGCTCGACACCGCGCACCGCCGCCACGAGGTCGACGGGTGTCCACCACGACTTTCCCGCGGACTCGCAGGTCGCCGAGAAGCACTTCAGCGCCTTGCCTGAGTCCGTGCTCGTGATCTTGCCGCCACGATCGCAGCCCGGGCATCGAGGCGAACCGCCGTCGAGCGGCATGTCGAAGCGCGCGACGACGTCCTCGACAGGGACCTCGTTCGCGGCCGTCCATGCCGGATCCACGGGCTTCTTCTTGGATGCGTGGGTCTTCGGCTTCGCGTTCGCTCGCGTGGTCGACGACGTCCGCGCCTCGAGACCAGCCTCTCTTGCGAGCGCATTCCGGAGCGCGAAGAGCTCGTCGCTGGCGATGCGATGGACCGTCGTCGGCGTGACTACGGCGGTGCGCCGGTGCGGCCGCTCGTCGGTCGGCACGCCCTTGCGCTTCGTGGTTCCCCAGGCGGGCCCGAGTCGCTTCGCATCACAGACCGCGGGGTCAATCTTCACTTCCCCGGGGCGGCCGTGCAGGCGGTTCAGCGCATCGAGGATGTCCTTGACGATGGTTTTCGTGGCGACGTCGGCGGGAACAGCATCGAGGGCAAGCGCGAGCCATCGACCGTTCCCCGAGTGGCCGTACGCGATCGACTCGATCGGCACGAGCCTCGCGAGGTGAGCGTGGACCGCATCGGCGACGTCCACCGAACGCGCGAGCTCGACGGCGTCAGTGCTGATGCCGTGCGGGCGCTCGACGTCGACGTCGATGGGCAACACCATTCTCGCGGCGACGTCGCGATCGCTCGTCCCACCTCGCCCGGCGCGGTGCCATTTCCCAGGCTCGGCGCGGCCGCCCACGCGGGGATCGAGGCGGTTGATGATCTGGTAGATGGCGGGCGCGTGCGGTTGCCACGCCTCGGCTTGAGTGAGCAAGTGGATCGCCTGCCCGCTCGACGTCGCGTGCGCGAAGCGGCTCTCGACGGGGCCGCGACGCGCGGGCACTTCGAGGGCCTGGAGCTCGATCACGTCTCCGGGGCGCGCATCGACGAACGCGAGCCACCGCCGCATGTTCGCGGCGAGGCTTTCGCCCTGCGCAGCCAAGAGCCGTGACTCGAGATCCATTCAGAACTCGGGTCCGAAATCGTCGAACTCGCCGGGCTCCTCTGCCTGAGCGAGAAAGTGCTTGGGAGCGAAGCGGATGTATTTGCCGCAGCGACGACAGGTCTCGCGAACCTGCGTTCGCCCGTCGGCGATCACTTGCTTCGTGTACCGACGCTCAGTCGAACCGCATTTCGAACACGGCACCATCCCCAACACCTCCACCCACTACGAAACCACCCAACCGCTCACCGCTCGACCCCCACGAAGGACCGAGCGCTCACA